CTTTAGACCAAACTGCATCTGCTTGGTGAAACCTGGTGTGACCTGCTGCCCAGCTTTACCTTTAGCATTTCGAACCTTGATAAGGTTCTCATAGGCCAGTTCATTGTGGAGAATGTCTGCAACCTGAAGCCCGATACTATTGATCTCGATGAGAATGAAGGCCTCGTTGAATCGTTTAGCTGCTGAGAATATGACAGTCGGAAATAGAAAAGGTGATATCTTGTTATTCTTATATTTAGCCACTTGCCTATAAGGTATCTGTGACACATCGATGACAGAGAATGTGGAGTAGTCAAGCCCTTGCCCTTCTGCAACGTCAGCTACTAGAACATAGGTCTTACCTGGTTCCGCTTTTTCATAGATATGCAGGTCGTCTACTCGCTCAACAGGATTCAGAAATACCAGAGATCGAATCTTGGTAGGATGAATGAGTGTATTGGTAGAACCAATGAACTCACACTCGAACTCTTGACGGAATTGGTCTTCAGATGTATTACGGATGATCTGTTCTTTCCACTCCTGAGTACGCCCAGGCACCATCGACCAGTGGATTTCAATTGGAATATAGTCAGACTTCTTCTCGGTAGCCTGTGTCCACATCTTGTAGAATAGGTTCAACCCGTTTGGTGTGGATACGATGATGACCTTTGTGCTATTACCAGATGAAATGGTAGGATAGGTCGAGTTGAAGAAGGCCTCAGCAATATTATTCGGCACGAACGCAAACTCGTCAAGAAAGATGATGTTGAAAGTTTTACCACGAACAGATGAACCTGAAGTGGAGTCAGCTAGGCATCTTGAACCATTGGCTAGTTCGAGTGAACCTTTGTTCCACTCCTTGACACCTTGCTGAAGGAATCGTGGTAGGTATTCGAAGGCTAGCTGAAGACGGCCCATGATTTCGCGAGCGGTTGCAGACTTGTTAGCAAGAATGGCTACAGTCGCCATCTCATTGAATAAAATATAGTGAAGCAGATAGGCTACCGATGTGGTAGTCTTACCGACCTGACGAGGTAGCTTACAGATAGAGAAACGGTTATCATGGAAAGAAGAGAGCATTTCTTTCTGGAAATCCCACATCTCGAATGTCATAAGCCCACGGTCTACGTTGACAATCTTCATGTACTTGGTAGCAAAATAGATAGGATTATCGACGCACTTTATAAACTCATCTTTTTCATACTGAGTAAACGAGTGAATGTAGTCTTCACGAGGAAGATTAGGATTGTTCTGATAACCTTTAATCGCCATAATTAACTCTGATCCGTTATAGATGTACCTTCAGGAGATGTCTTCTTTATTTTCTTTAGTACTTTTTTCAACTGTCTGTTACTACCTACCTTTTTGATATTGAACTGAGATCCAACAAATCCAGAAGCATTTTTTATTCGTGTTGTCTTGGTATCTGTAGGTTCTTTTGTTGTTGCAATTTCATCAGGATCATCATAGCTCATGTGCTTACCGATAGGATCAAAAGATTTTGCAGAAGAAGAGTGTATCTCTAGTTTGTTTCTGGCCAATCCTTTGATCCCACTTTTTGTTGTATATAGAGTACCTTTAGTTTCTCCTGGGCTTTTGACTGAAATGGCTGGTTGAATCTTACCTCTGCTATTTTTTCTTGGAAAAGCATACAGCGCATTTGGTTTATTTGGTGTAGCAAAAGCCACAGGTTTGGTCACCTCAGAACCGGATGGTACTTTTTGCCCTGATTTTAAAGGTGACGATCCTTCTTTATCTGTCACATAAGCAGTTTTTTTCCATGGATCAGGGCGGCCCGCAGGATCAACACGAAAGGCTCTAGGATTAGTAGACTGTTTCCAGACTTCTTTCTTAGCTTTGTTTTCTAGATTTCTCTCTTCTAGATACTGACTAAAGGTTTTCATTTTTTACCTGTCTCAACAGTTCAGCAGTAGAGCCGACGAATACGGCCTTCTCAACATTGATGCGCTGTTCTTCTTGTGGGCGAGCTTTGTCCTCAGCTTTAAGGTCTTTTGTCATCTTCTGTAGTGCATAGAGGTCTTTGGTCGTCTCAGCCACAGTCTTCATCAGAGTGGCCATCACCTCGTAGGCGCGTGGAGACTCACTCTCTTTAGCTAAGTCTGAGATGCCTTCGATAGCATCATTGCCTTTGTTTATGAGTTGGCGAAAGGTCTTGCGGGCCAGTCTATAGTCTTCTTCTTGATCGACCTGATTTTCAGTGGGCACAACAACTTCTTGCACCGGCTGAACGACAACGGGCGGTACCTCATGCTCAATACCTAGAGCGGCTGATAATTTTTCATGGATTTTCATTATATTCTAGGCCATTCTGAGATGGTAGTTGTGTATCCGTAATCATCACCAGGCTGTGCAGTATTTGGTTTTGGTTCGATGTGTATGTTGACCAGTTTTAGTGGGCTGGTGTCGAATGATGATATACTATACGAAGCATTTGTTTCTACTGATTTGATTGTAGCATTAACCAAGAACTGCCCTTGAGCACCACCTATAGTTAGCTTACCTGTGGCAAGATTCCATGAGATGACCTTGGCATAGGCATTTGCTGTCTGATAGTTATTACCCTGATAGACCACATCATCAATCTGGAATGTTCCGTTATTACCTCGATTGGTATTGATGCGAATGATATTGCCTGTTGTCAATCTTGGATCATTGTAGATGTTCGTATCAATCTTACGAATGATCTTAGGCGTACTGACAGGCCCAAAGAAGTGGACCTTCATCGTAAACTCTAGTGTCCAAGTAACGAATCGAATAGCATCGAAGTTACCCTCATGCTCGATATTGTTTCTGACACTCTTTAGAATGATAGGAATATCACGTTCGAAACCTAGCTCAGGTATCAAGTTCGTTGTAATGGTATAATCAGGATTGAAGTATGGTAGAATCTGTTCAACCACATGAGCACCATCATCAATGTTTCTGGTGTACAAGTTCAATTCGAATGTGAGGTCATAAGGCACACCAATATACTGCATGGTTGCTTTTGTAGAAGTGTTAGCCGCAGCGGCCTTCAAAAGTGAGTTCTGTTTACGAGTAGCATCATAGGTCAACCCAGTCATTTCAAATGAAAGTCTAGGTAGAGAAATCTGAAGCTCACGCTGCAAATCTGGATCAGACTGAAGGCGTGCATAGTACTTCTCTTTTGGAGCATAGAGAATAGGAATCTTGAAGCGTTCTATCTCAGCATTGTTATCTTTATCCTGACGAACAAGCAAGATGTTATTGAACATGTTGCCGAACAGAACAACATACTTTCTGATTAGCTTGTGATAGAAGTGAGCATTACTAAGCATTATGGCTCACCAAAAGGATTGTTTTCGTTGAATGATATGATAGCGTCGGCCTCAGTCTGAATGATCTTATTATCATAGGTATCATAGTCAAGATAATCACCAAGCGTGTCTGTTATAGAGATATTGTAGTTTGCGTTAGATGTAACACCCCTGATAGCTGTATTGGTTGCAAAGGTGCCGATGATATTGATTAGCTGCAATTGCTTCAGTGTAGGATCCCAATCACGAACATCGGCTGATGCTGTAGAATAGGCCACGTTAGCACCTTGATAGACGCGCTCATCTTGATAGAAGTTGCCAGAACCAGTCGTAACATCAATCTGAATGGCATAACCAAGTGTATGCTCAACGTGATCGATTTCATCAACACCGGTGTTAATGCTTTCTTGGCTGTAGCGGAAGAGTTCACAGCGCATTTCGTAGATGTATGGCTTTCTATTACCAAGTGAGAAGAACATCAATTCTTCTTCAACAAACTTGATTTCGAAAAGCTTCTGTAGTGCAGGAACAAACACAAGGTCACCTTCGCGTGGGCGCTGTGCTATACTCGATGGTATGTAACGCTCGAATGATCTGCGTGAGCAAATAAAGTTAGAGGTGTCTCGAATTTCAACACCAAACTTAGAGAAGAAGTCGCCGTCACCTTCATAACCTTCGACGTTGGCTAGGTACATCTCCATGTTATAGGCACGTTCAAACTTTGATTGTGGATTTTCACCGAAGAGTGAGTCGACCTCATTGAAACCTTCACGAGGAACATACCAGCAGTCATGGCCCATGATCTTGATGGACTCGACAATGTTGTCCTCCATCAGAAACTGTTCGCCAGTCATTCTTCCAGAGTAGTTGTTGAAGTAGTGTGAGACTGCCATAACGAGTGTTTATCCTACTAAAAATTGCGGAGGTTCTTCGTAAGTATCTCGAATTCTATCTTCTAGCTCTTTGATTTCTTCTAGAGCTTCGTTATAGATTTGCTGCCCATTCATTGTGATACCGCCTGGCAGCTGCATACCACCAAACTTCTTCATGTTATTACCCCATTGCTTTTTGATGTAGGCCGTAGCCAGTTTCTTGAGCATCAGGTCATTGTAGACTTTAGTGTAAGTGGCCGGATCGATAATGATGAAAGATTCGATGATGATCCACTCGTCTACGGTAACTCCACTGATCCAGTTCTGGTCAATGTAAAGCTTATTGGTATGACGATTGAAGCGAACAGGAGTTTCACCTGAGAAGAGCATGTCGAGTGTACGGATATGTTGCTGAGTCAGAACATAGTTGACATATGAGGTGGATGTGAAGTCATAGAGTTCGTGCAGACGGAGCTGATAGCGAAGGTCGAACATGTTAACGGAAGCATTGGTAGAACCTATAGGAAAAATACGGTTCACACCAATGATAGTGTCGGGAATAGGAACATATTTGTTGTTTATATCAGTCTGCGTGATCTGATACTTCAGGTACCAGCGTTCAACACCATCATAATGGAACTGCTGATAGTATTGCAGGGCCTGGTCAACACGGTCTTCCACCTGGTCGTCATCTACGTTGATTTCGATAACAGGGAAACCTAGTTCTCTGAGACACCAATCTTTTAACTGTTCTCTTGATGCGGGTATTGCCATTTATGAGCCACCTATATAAACTGTAACCATATTTATACTATTTAGGAGTTGATATGCGCCTCTTGATCCTCATGTTTACCTTACTATTTATGACTCCGGTGCAAGCCGAGACGCTGACAATTCTATCAAACACGCTAGAAGATAGTCATGCGATAAACGCTAGAATCTTCTCAAAGTATATCGTGAAGTATCTTCCAGCAACCTCAGTCTCACATAAAGAAATGCCTGGTGCTGGAGGAATAGTACTGGCTAACTACATGTATAATGTAGCTCCACGCGATGGTTGGACTATAGCCACCGTCTCGAAAAGAATACCGCTGACAGGTATCATCGGTGGTAAGAACATAAACTATGATCCTACCAAGATGACTTGGATTGGTTCAACAGCCGACGGCCGAACAGATGCCGTTCTTCTCATATCGAATGTGAAAGAACCGAAAGTTATAGGTTTTGATGGGGTTGCTTCTGCGAATGAGGTGATGAAGTTTCTAGAGCCTGTGTTTCCAGAAATGAAAGCTATCACCAGCTATAAAACATCAGGTATAAAGCTAGCCTTTGAACGAAAAGAGATCGACGCCTTTGTGAATAGCTTAATAGGTTTAAAAACTACAAAACCTGAATTACTTGCCGATCTAGACACGAAGGTATTGGTTCAATTTGGTAATGGTACGACTCGGCACACACAGTTTAAGAATGTGCCTACACTATCAGAAAGTTTGAAAGATGATAGACTGTTGAAGCTTCTGAGAGCAACTGAGTTGAGCTATATCATAATCAGAGGATATGTTGCACCTCCAGGTATACCAGAAGAGCAGGCGAAGGCCTTGAGAGATGCTTTCAACAAGACTATCACCGACCCTGAATATGTGAGAGAAGCTAATAAGGCCAACTTTGATGTGAGCCTAATAAAATATGATGAAATCAACTCTATCATCAAGCAAATGTCAGAACTACCTAAAGATATATTAGAAGAACTTAGATAGTAACCGCATACGAAGAAGGCCATTGTGGCATAGGCCATGTAGGTTCAGTATTGCCATTTATCCAATATTTCATCGACAACCATGTACCATCACCTTGTACACTCTTAGCTTCTACAATATCATAGATTTCTTGTGCAGTTTTACCTTCATCGATAGCATCACAGAAGAACTTGCGCTTCTTACATTTGAAACAAACACCACATGGCTCCAAGTTATCTAGAACGGCGTCACACGAGATTGTCTTATCCATAAGTTCTTGAGGTAGTTCAATCAGTGCATTCGCCTGAGTGTAGTTCATATCAGTTAGCATGAAGTCAATCTGACCTCTTGTTGCATAAGATACAAATCTATCGCGAAACTCCATAGCACCAGGTCTACGAATACCATTCTTCGTGCCGCCATGAGAGAAACCATCATTCTCTCGTTCGTTTGATGATACTATGCGGTCTATCTGATTGCTATTGATGCGTTCGATGGCCATGTCAGTAAAATAACCGTTGATACTATTTGAACGATCTATAACATCTAGGCCTTTTCGAAACTTAGTAGAATCTACTGTATGTATCTCAAGAGTAAAATCTCGCACATTTTCTTTCAGCCAATCACAGATAGAAACCGTATGGTTTTTTGTGCTGTTTATGGTATTAGAGCTTTGCAACCATCTGATATCATATTTATTTTGTGCTAAGATAGGATCAATAGAATTGGTGTCAAGAAAAACGGCCGTAACTTCATCAGATGTTGTTGATAAAATTTTCCATAAAGTATATGTCGAATCTAAACCACCTGAGGTGCTGATTATAGTTCTCATTGTATATTGCTCCTATCAATCATCACATCCCACTCTTGTTCTTCTTCGTCCCATACCACAATGTAACCTGTAGGCACTTCTGGTTTAGCAATCGGAGGTATCCAATTTAGATCATCATCTAATACCCAAGTAGAAGATGGTTTTGGTGGATAAAATACATCTTTCTCTTGGCTATATTTGTAACCTGGCCCAGCAAAGTATCTGCGAAAACTTCCATTATAACTTGTTTGAACCCATCTGGTGTTTTCACCAAAGAGCTTCTTACAGAAAGCTATACCTACTTCTTCATTCTCTTGCATACTGGTATCTAGCAGGTCACCGTTAGATACAACGATAACTCTGAGTACTGTGTTGTTTTCATCAAGTTCAGCAAAATGTGCCATCTCTATGCCTTACAGTGTTTTAAGATATGTGATGATAACAATGCCAGAACCACCAGTTGTACCCGAAACACCAGCATCGCCGCCAGCACCAGCGCCGGTGTTTGGTGATCCACTGGAACCGGCCGCTGTGCCACCTAATCCGGCAGCGCCCTTAAGGGTTTCGCGCCCCCAACCACCACCACCGCCACCATAGTATGTATTTGATCCTGAAATTCCACTCAAATATCCATTACCACCATTACCACCATAACCCCAGCTATTTGAAACAACTACACTGTTATTACCTGCTGTAGTAGATCCACCACCACCGCCACCACCGTAGGTTATAAATCCACCTTTACCACCATTATCATACCCCGAAATACCACCTAATTGACTATTTAATGCACCACTTGATCCTGCTCGTCTGAGGCCATAAACAGCATTTTGAATATTATCTCCAGGTCCACCACCTGTTGCGTTAACACCAAATACACTGCTCGTACCACCTGTTCCTGTAGCAGTTCCGCCAGCACCAACAGTCACAACATATGTATTTGATGCTGTTACGGCCTGTGTGCCTGTTTGATAACCGCCGCCACCTCCGCCTGAACCACCATAACCTACACCTATACCGCCACCACCACCTCCACCAACAATAAGATATCCTACAGTACCTGTTCTACCGGCAGTAACAAAATTACTTGTTGCTGTGAACGTATGTATCCAGTGAGTACCATTTGCCGTTCTGCTGCCACCACTAGCAAAAGGTGACTTATAGTTGTGTGCTGCTATCGTGTTATAGATAGTCATTAGTTCAAACCACCACCTGATATGACGAATGTGTTAGCTGCTACACAGATAGCTGTCGCAAGCCCTCTCTGAGCAAGAATCTTACTGGCTGTATTTGATGTGCCGGCTGCATAGAGTGAGACGCCGCTGTTTGCAACAATTGGTTGGTCTGATGCTGAGTTATTGAAGATTGTGATGTTGTCGCCTGCATTGAATACTGCATTAGGAAAAGCAACACCACCAGTTGTGATAGAGATAATCTTACCAATATCGTTTGCTGTCACCGAGTAGTATGCAGTTTTGTTCACAACAGGAATAATTCGAACGCCACCCAAGTTGTCACTGATGCTACCGTTCGCAGTGATTGCACCGTTGGCCGTAATGTTAGACTGAATGACACCGGTAACAGCAAGGTTGCCAGTGATAGTCGTAAGATTGTTGGCATCTAACGTCATGTTACTATTCGTAGACGCTTGGTTCATAAGATATGATACTTTAATCGTTGACATTCATTTATTTCCTTAACCAGGGAAGACTGTTATAATAGCTAGACCATCGCCGCCAGCACCGGAGTTACCGGTAGTTCCACCACCTCCGCCGCCGCCTGGTATAGAACCTGCTGTTCCTGTAGTACCACCAGCGCCACCGTTACCGCCAAATGATGATACTCCACCTACACTGTCGGCCACATAAGAAGGATGGTAACCACCGCCACCGCCTCCGCCAAATACAGATTTTCCTCCTGGAAAACCTACATATGCGGCACCACCGCCACCGCCATGCCAAAAACCTGGATAATAAGTTGTAGAGTAGCTGGA